CAATTAATTTTCGATGTACTCGATAACAACAAAGACAAGAAAGTAATAGTTCTGTACTGGACGTTCGAGATGCCTGACTATCAGCAGATCATGAGAGCTGCATCAAACAAGGCACAACTCCAGTTTTCACAGTTATACAGTGTCGACCAACAGTTATCAGCAGAGGGATTAAAGAAGTATGAAGATGCAGTAGACAGCTATAGGAAGTATCCTATATTCTTCTGCTCTATTCCACAGAACATGGTGAAGATTAAAGAGATTAACAACAAGGTGTTTCAAAAGCACCCTGAACACACAATCATTAATCTTTACGACCATTCGAGATTGATTCTAGGCTCAGAAGACACAGAGCTTCAGAAGCTAAATCAAGTATCGAAGACATGTATGTGGTTGCAAGCAAGAATGGGGAGCATTTCTATTCTGTTGTCACAGCTAAACAGGAATATCGAGCAAGAGTATCGTGCCAAACAACAGTATCAACCACAACTTACAGACCTATTTGGTGGTGATTCTATTGGGCAAGATGCTCACGTAGTGATGATGCTACAAAGACCATTCGACCTTTACGGTATTACAGATGCTTATTGTGGAGAGGATCCTGAAGGGTTGTTAGCCTGTCATATCGAGAAGAATCGTGATGGTCAATTGGGTATGATTCCCTACGAAGCTGATTTGTCAACATTTAATTTGACAGAAAGAGTGAAAAAGTAAATTTAAAATTTGACAAAAAATGGAGTTAGTACTGCCAACAGAGAAGGTCGCTGCCCTTCGTAAGAGTCCGAGACACATGATTATCTACGGACCACCAAAGATTGGTAAAACAACAGCACTGGCTAAACTTGATGGATGTCTTATCATAGATCTAGAGCAAGGATCGGATATGGTAGAAGCACTTAAAGTTAAAGCTGCAAACTTGAAAGAGTTGAGTGAAATCGGTAAAGCAATTATGAAAGCTGGAAAGCCTTACAAATATATTGCTATCGATACCTTGACTCAATTAGAGGTATGGTGTGAATCAGAGGCTAAAGAACTCTATCGTCAAACTCCAATGGGTAAGAACTTTGATACTGATAACAAAGGGTTATCTGTTCTTAGTCTTCCTAACGGTGCTGGCTATTTGTATCTACGAATGGCTATCAAGAAGTGGATGGATAGATTAGAGACTTTGTCTGAACACATCATTTACATCGGTCACTTAAAAGATAAGCAGATCGAGAAGAAAGGTAAGGAGGTATCAGCTAAAGATTTAGATTTGACTGGTAAGATCCGTAGTATTGCTTGTGCTAACTCAGATGCCATCGGCTATGTGTATAGAAACGACGACAAGACTATGATCTCATTCAATTCATCTGATGATATCACTGCTGGCTCACGTTGTGAGCATTTAAGAGGTCAAGAGATGGAGCTTGACTGGAGTAAAATTTATATTGATTAATTAAAACCCTAGAAAATGTCTATCGAGGCAAACATTCAACAAAATCCAACTGTTGCAAATACTGCAACAACTGAAGGTCCTATCGTATTAACGGTAACAGGAATCATTAATGACTTAAACGACGGTATCGATCGTGATGGCATTGCAACTAAGTATAACTTGACTAAAGCTGAAGTTACTGAGCTATTCAAGCACCCTAAGTTGACTGGCCTACGTGCTCGTAAGAAGATTCCAGTACGTTTTACATTGGTAGATGACACTGTTATTACTAAGAGTGAGGCTGCTGCTGTAGAGTCTGATCCTAATCAATTAGATTTGATGGATGCTATTCAAGAGCATGTAGCTACTGAAGAAGCAATCAGCAACTGAGAGTTCCGTCAGCAACAGGACATTGTGTATAGAACATATTTTCGTTAATTTAAATTTAAAACAAAATGGCAATTGAGTCAAACAATTCAGAAGAAGTAGTAGCAGGTGGTGGTTATCAGTTATATACTGGTATTGCTGCTGTTAGTGTAGTAGCAGTTAATCCAACTCAATCAGAGTTGCAAGCTATTGGTATTAATGCTAAGGAAGATCCTAAGTACAACGTGGAAATCAATGGAGAAGAGTACAATAAGATTGTATTCTATCTTCGTCACGATGATCCAAACATTACTGTAAGATTTGATATCTTGGCTAAGCCTGAGCACCGTATGTCAAAGAACGGTAAGGCAATGTGGATTAACAACATCGGTCAGATGACTTGGAGTGAAGATGTTCCAGCATACGATTGGTGGAAGAATTCAGACACAAGCCGTAAAGCTTATGTTGGAGAAGACATCCTTGTTAACTTCACTAAAGCATGGGCTAACGTAGCCAATGGTGGTAAGATTAGTTTTGATACTATCGATGCTATCATGAAGGGTGATGTTAAAGAGTTGAAGGAGCTTGTAAAAGCTTTATCTGCTAACAAGTTACGTGTCTTGATTGGTGTTAAAGACGAGAAGTATCAGGTTGTTTACAACCGTCACTTCGGTCGTTTGAAGCCAGCTAATGACATGTTATTTGTCAAAGCTTTGAATGAGGACTACGGTTCTTTCAATGCTGAATACAGCAAAGACCTTAAGTTTGGGGTTTATTCACCAACTTTAATTACGGCTGATACTACGTCAGAAGAGACTCCTTTCAAGGACGACTCTAAGGACGAGTGGGATGCATAATTGAAACCTTAACCAAAAAACAAACAGGGGTTACAGAAATGTGCCCCTTTTGTTTTTAATTTAGCCTCCTTATGATTGAATCAAGAAGCAGTGATGCATACTTGCATAAGGATTCTATTTTGTGTAAGATATCTGAGTACGATATATTCAGATATTATTGTCACAATTTTAAGAATTTTGGTGACAAGTTTTGCAGTGAGTTAAGAGAGGATAGATCTCCTACATGCTCGATAGTTCCTTGGAAAGGGAGAGTTATCTATAAAGATTTTGGTAGTGGGGAAAGTCATGATTGCTTTTCGTATGTACAAGCCAAATTCAATTTAACTTTCTCAGAAGCCATGAGAGTTATTGACACAGATTTTGGGTTAGGTTTACAAAGTGGGTCCGTTATAAAGAATCAAGTAGCTATTACATATGGTACTCAAGAGATTATCGAAAGACGTCCAACCAAGCTTGCAAAGAGAGCAAGAAAGTGGACTCTACAAGATAAAGAATTCTGGGAAAAGTACTATATCACTAAGAGTTTATTGATTAAATTTGATGTCGAACCAATAGATTACTTTTGGATTAATGAAGCACGTTACGTATGTCACACTCCTAGTTATGTATATAACATCAATGGTCGTTATAAAATCTACAGACCATATGAAGCAGAGGGTAAATGGTATAGCAACACTTCTAAAAATGACATTCAAGGGTGGAAGCAGTTAAAAGATAATGGAGACATTGTCATATTAGCTTCTTCTCTCAAGGATGTCATGTGTCTTAATGTATTGGGGTATGAGGCTATTGCTCTACAGAGTGAGATGCAGATGCCAGATCCAAAGTTAATCAGTAATTTGCAGAAGAGATTTAGCACCGTAGCTGTACTATACGATAATGATTTTGAGAAGGAAGCAAATCCTGGTCAAACAATGGCCAATAAAATTTGTGCAGAGTTCAACTTAATTAACGTAATTTTACCAGCACACTACAAATCGAAAGACATCTCTGATTTAATGAAGAATCATGGAATCGAGATAGCTCAGAGAATTGTGCAAATACAACTACCACTTTAATGGCCAAACGACGAACCCCAAGAACTAGATCCAACATAAAGTCCAAAGGATTAACTAAAGGAAAGATCCAAGCAAGACAGAAAGAAGTAGATGGAATTAAATTCAAGTCAATGCTTGAAGTATTCTGCTACAAGAAACTAAAAGAGCTTGGAGTATCTTTTACTTATGAGGAACACTCTTATCAATTGACTGATGCTTTCTACTATCCTTGTCCAATATTTGAGACCAAAGGAACAAGTAAAGAGTTTGTCGATAAGAGCAAGGATAAGATTCGTGGGATTTCGTACACACCAGACTTTGTGAGTCATGATGCAGATGGTAAGCTGCTATGGGTAATAGAATGTAAAGGTTTTGCTAACGACAGGTTCCCAAACACTTGGAAGAACTTCAAGAAGCATTTAATCGATACTGATTCTGTCTGTCCGTTATTCTTACCAAAAGATCAAAAACAAGTATTACAAGTAATTCAGCTCATTTCTGAGCTATAAACTAAGAGGTTATGAGTCTCACTATTAATGAAGACTCTAATTATCTTAAACCACATACTTTTCAAAAGGGAGATTTAATTCTTATCTCTATTGGTAATGGGATGCATTATGGTATCTATGATAGCATGAAATCTGAAGACAAGATTTACTATTATTTTATAGGAGGTGCTTGGCATTGCCATCCCTATGAAAAAGATACTGCAAATGGAGATTCTTCATGGTTGTATAAGAAAATTAACGATCCTTCACAAGGCTCTGTTGATTTTACTAATACTAATGCAAGTAAAAGAATCTTCCCTCTTCCGAAAGAAATGTGCACTAAGAAATTATTAGAGATTCAACACGATTACAAAAAAGCTAGAAACTTATTATGAGTATCAAACAGATTGACAACGAGTTTGTCGGTTCAGACACTGGTGTTGCTAAACGAATTAATCGTGGTGCAGAGAAACTAGTATTTGACATATTACAAGCCACACAGTATTCTACTCCAATTCCTTCAACCGTCAGAGAGCTGGTAACAAATGCCTGCGATTCTCAACGAGAGAAGGAAATTGCTATAGAGATATTGACTGGGCAGAAGACCGTGGAAGATTATTATATCAATCGAGAAGGAGAGCAGTACGAAGACAGTAACTTCGATCCAAGCTACTATAGCTTACCTCATTTTGATGTACAGAATCACCACGTTGACGTTTATTACAAGCACAATGCTGGAGTTGGATATTGTGACCAGTTCATAATTAAAGACTACGGTGTTGGTATCGGGGGTAGACGTTTAGAAGGTATCCTAGAATTAGGTTATTCAACTAAACGTAATACTTCAGAGAATTTTGGTGCCTTCGGTTTGGGTGCTAAGGTTGCATTATCTACGGGTGTAGACTTCTACACTATTGAAACCATTTATCAAGGGAAACGATTCAAAGCAAACTGCTTTAATTACAAGACTGATTTCTTAATTCCACGATTTAATCTTAGTACAGGCCAAGAGAATCCATACATCACATTTACTGATGGGACTAAAGTTTATTACGAGCCAACTACAGAGTTAAACAGAACTGAGATTTCATTTGGAGTAAAGAAGCACAATGCAGATCGTTTTATAGATGCAGTCAGTGAGCAATTAACTTACTTGAGTAATGTTAGATTCTATGTGGTTGAAGAAAACGGTTATGAAAGAGAGATCGACTTCAAGCCTAGTGTTATCTACAACTCAAAGCATTTGATTATCACTGAGAGTAACTACTATGCACGTCCACACATTGTCATTGTTAAAGCAGAGGGAGCAACCACTGGTATTAACTATGGTCACGTGGATTTCCGAGAGTTGGAGATGGAGCAGTTATATGGGGCAGTTGGTCTGAAGTGTCCTATACGACAAGTGTACAAGAATGAACAGGGGGAAGAAGTAGTTATTCAAGATGGAGTCGATGTTACTCCGAGCCGTGAGAAAGTAATCTGGTCTGATCATACTAAACAGTTTGTTCAGAACTTGATTCTTAAAGCAGGTGAGGAAGCAACAGAGCTTGTGCAAGAGAAGCTGAACGAAACAGATTTCTTGAAGTGGGTAGAGGCATGTAAGAATGTAGTGTACTCAGGAAGAATAAACGAAGATTATTCTGCTAACGGTAGAGTACTGCAAGCTATGAGTAGAATCATTGACACGAAGTCTTTAAAGCCGGTATACCCAGTGAACAAACGAATCAAGTTTGAGCACATGGGAAAGGTATTCGAAGGGTTTAATGTCAGACTTCATACTCTGTCTAACAAGCTTGAGAACGGAGAGTTTAAGATAGTTTCTAATACTACTGATGTTGATACTTGGGAAAAGTTTGACATCTCTAAGGTGTATTTTAGAAAAGAAGGATTTACCAGACTTAAAGATGCATATCTTATGAAAGAGAATGGTGGTTCTTTTATATCTATCAGAAAGAAATCCACTCAAGATTTAGAGGACAAGTGTGATGATCCTTCTACACCTCCAAACGAGTTAGGAATCTACGAAGCTCAGTTAGCAAAGGTTAAGAAAAACCAATTAGAAGTTGAGAAGTATTTATCAGAGTCAGAAAGCTACAGAGTTTATGATGATGTGATAGTTCCTGATGACTTTGAGGCTAGTCTTAAAGAGGAGGAAGAAGTATTGGCTGCTACAGGTGGTGGAACTCAAAGGTTAACTCCTGCTGAACTTCGTGAGTTGAACAAGCAGATTGTAGGTTACACTGTTCGTACTGCTACTGCAAGACAGGCTAATAACTGGAATGATTCTGTATGGGATAAGGTAGAGCCAAAGTTATCTGAACTTAGAGCTACTGAAACTCTTATCTACTATGGTACAGATGAAGATGGAGAAAAGCTTAAGTTAGCTGCTGAGATAATGAAAGGATTTGCTCCGTTTATTTCAGATGTTTATCCTAGTTCTACTTATACTCCTCCTTATTCTAATAGTAGACAGGATCCTATGCATTTCTACATGTGTCACCCTACAAGATTTACTAATGGTAAAGGAGAGCTTAGTGAATATCCTATGGGATCTAAAGTCGATAGAGATTTTAAGACTCCACAGTTAATTAAACTCAGTGAAGCCAATGTAAGACAGGTGAAGAATGTCGAGAATATCAGACATATCGATGAGTTTTTCTATACAGTGACTGAGAATGACTACATTA